GATGGTGGTTTCTATGACTTAGGTTTTGGTGTGTTGCTTGGACCACTTAACGAATCAATCAACACCATTATGAACCAGCTTATTGATGCTGGTACTTTGGCTAACACTGCTGGTGGATTCTTAAGTCGTGGTATTAAACTCCGTGGTGGTAACTATAGTTTTAATCCAATGGAATGGAAACACGTAGATACCACTGGAGATGATTTAAGAAAAGGTATTGTTCCTTTACCAGTACGTGAACCTTCTCAAGTTATGTTTACCCTTCTTAATCTTTTGATTAATTACGGGGAGCGTATTGGTGGTGCTGTAGACGTTATGACAGGTCAAAACCCTGGTCAAAATACTCCTGCTGAAACTACTCGTACTATGGCTGAACAAGGTATGAAGATATTTAACGGTATCTTTAAACGTACTCATCGTAGTCTTAAACAAGAGTTTCGTAAGTTATACAGACTTAACCAAATCTTTATTTCTGAAAACACACACTACGTATCTAATGCCACAAATGCAGGTATTATTTTAACTGGTGATTATGAGGGTCCTGTAACAGATGTGTGCCCAACTGCTGACCCAAGTATTACATCTGATACACAAAGATTAAATCAAGCTATGGGTATAGCTTCAAGAGTGGCTGCTACTCCTGGTTTGTATAACCGTTATGAAGTAGAACGTACATTCTTAAGAGCTATGAAAATTACAAATATTGAAAAGGTATTGCCAGATCCTAAAGGACCTAATGCTGTACCCCCACCAGTTAACCCTAAGTTACAAATTGAACAGCTTAAGATACAGGCTAAACAAGCTTCTGACCAATTAGAAATGAAAATGGCTTTGCTTAAACTTATGTCTGAAGCAGAACTTAACCAAGCTCAGATTCAAAAACTACAAGCAGAAGCAGAGGCTATTAAGATTGGCATTGCTACTGAGGGTGAGAAAATGCGTATACAAGAAATTAATATGCAAATTGGTTTACAAAGAGAACGTAGAGAAGGTTTGTTAACTGCAATAAGCACAATGAATAGTGTGTACGACACTATGATGAAGCATGGTAAAGATTCCCCTGGAGATGACATGGTAAGTAATCTTATGGGTGGTCAACAAGGTATGGGACAGCCTCAACAACAGGAGATGCCTCAATTACCTCAGTAAGAGTTTTTTAGTAAGGAGAGAAAATGGAAGCAGTAAGCCCAGGTAATTTTGAAGAGTGGAAACAACACCCAGTTACTAAACGTCTGATGAAGATGTTAGCTAACGATAGGGAAATGATGAAAGAAGGATTGGTTAACAATTCTTATGACGACCAAGAGGAAGTTAAAGGTAGATGCCGAGCAATCGCAATTATCCTTAATATAGAGTATGAAGATTTATACGAGTCAAAAGAAACTAGAGAGGTTATAAATGAGCAATGATTCTGGAATTAATCCCGTAGGTTGGCGAGTTCTTGTAAAGCCCCAGGAAGTTAAAAAAGTATCCAAAGGTGGAATTATTTTAACTACTGAGACTACTGAAGCACGAGAACAAATGGGCAATACAACTGGTATTGTTATAGCAATGGGTGACCAATGTTATGCCGATGAACCTGCACCTTGGTGTAAAGTTGGGGATAAGATTATATTTGCTAAATACGCTGGACTGTTGTATTTAGGCAAAGACGGAAACAATTACCGTATGATTAACGATAAAGACATTACGGGAACCTTGGATGCTGATGTAGACTTGGTAGATCCTTATTTAGCTAAAACTTAAGTTGACACTTAAACAAAGATAGGAGTAAGATATGAGCGATGATGCAAATGTTACTAGTAACAATGAACTAGCCGCAGAAATTTTTCATGAGGCTGAATCCCAAGGATGGGTTCCAAAAGAACGTTTTCGTGGTAATGAAGCTGATTGGGTTGATGCAGATGTGTTTGTAAAGAGAGGTCGTGAGATTCTTCCTATTCTTAGAAAGAACAACGAAAACCTTGTAAAAGATTTACAGAGCACTAAACAACAACTACAAGAATTTAAACTAGCAGCGGAAGAGTTTAAGAAGTTTCAAAAAGAAGCTTTTGAACGCAAAGCTCAAGATTACGAGAGACGCATTGAAGAAATTAAAGAAAGCCGTGCCCAAGCTATTAGTGATGGGGATGGAAAGAAAGTTAACGCTCTAGATGATGCCTTAGATCAAGCTAAGGAAGAACTAGTAGAAGCTAAACAAGCCGTTAAAGATGCAGATAGAGTTCCTGTAGCTCCACCTACACCTACTATTGAACCTGAGTTACAAACTTGGTTAGACAGTAACAAGTGGTTTGGTGAAGATAAAAGAATGACAACTATTGCAAACGGATTAGGTGAAAGCATTCGACTAGAGTTTCCAAGTCTTAAAGGACAACCTTTTTTAGACAAGCTTGATGAAGTGTTAGCAGAAGAGTTTCCTAATAAGTTTGGTACAAAGAAAAGTCCTAGCAGCAGAGTAGAGTCTGGATCGGGTAGGCAAAGTCGCACAAGCGGCAGTAATGCTCAATCGTATGATAATCTTCCTGCTGAAGCAAAAGCAGCTTGTGATCGGTTTGTAAAACAAAAACTTATGACCCGTGAACAGTATGTAGCTGATTTTGATTGGTCTTAATTTAAAGTAAACTTAGAAAGGAAATAGATATGCCAAGAGCACTAAATGAGTTTGAAAAACGTGATCGTCTAGTAGAGAAGTTGGAAGAAAGAAAAGCAGCAATAGAAGCTCCTACTCCTGCTACAGATGGTAAAACTCGTAAAAGACGCAACACTTTTAATGGCACAGAAGCCAAGATAAGTGTTAGACAACAAATTGAAGGATACCACTTACATGTCTTTACAGACGTAGGAGGTAGAATTCAAGAAGCACTAGATAATGGATATGAATTTGTAACCCCTACCGAAGTAGGTGGTGTGAGTGAAAACGTAGTTAGCCGTAATGGTGACCTCGGAGAAAGAATTAGGTATCTTGTAAATCCTCGTGCTGAAGGCTCAGAACAATACGGATACCTCATGAAGATTAGGCAAGAATGGTATGAGGAAGATCAAGCCGAACTTCAAGCTAAAAATAATACGATTGATTCTTCTATTCGTAGAGGTAAGATTACTGGAGAAAATCCAGCATTCTATGTACCTACAGGTGGAATAAAACTTAACAATTAATTTAAAGGAGTCTTAAATGGCTAACGTTTCCCGCCCTCGTGGTCTGTCTCCAGTTGGAACTGTAACTGGCGCACCATTCAACGAGCAAGGCCAATTGTTTGCAATTGCTAACGATGCTACTAACACCTACGCTATTGGTGACCTAGTAACATACGCTGGTGGTTCTGATACAAACGGTGTTGCTTACATTACTAAAATGACCGCTGATAGCACTGAGCCTCTTGGTGTTATTGTTTCTATTCGTCCTGCTGATCCTGGTGTTAGTTTACAAGGTGTTGACATTGACCTTGGTAAACTTTATATTCCACAATCTGCTGGTCTTCGCTATGTTTACGTAGTGACAGATCCTAATGTTGTGTATGAAATCCAAGCTGATACTTATGCTTTAGCAGACGTATTTAAAAATGCTGGTGGTAACTACACTGCTGCTGACTCTTTGTCACAGTCTTCACCCCAATCTAGTTTGACTCTTAAAGCTTCTACTGTTACCGCATTGGGTACAAGTGGTTCTTTAGGATTACCATTCACAGTTATTGGATTTGCTCAACGTTCAGATAATGCCGCTGGTTCTTATGCTAAAGTAAATATTGTTCTAAACAAAGCATTCTTTAAGCAAGCCCAAGGTACAGCTTAATCTAATTAATTAAATAGGAGAAATAAAATGGCAGGTGTAATTACCACAGGTTCCCATCCCAAAGCACTATGGCCTGGTGTCAAAGCTTGGTGGGGTCAAACCTACAATGAGCATCCAGAAGAGTACACAGCTCTTTTTGATAAAGACACATCCAATCAAAACTATGAGGAAGATGTTGAGTTAACTGGCTTCGGTCTTGTTCCTGTAAAAGAACAAGGTGCTGGAGTTCAATACGACTCTGAAATCCAAGGCTTTATTACTCGCTATACACACGTTGCTTACGCAATGGGTTACATAGTGACTAAAGAAGAAATGGACGACAACTTGTATGAGCAAGTATCTAAGAAACGTGCTGCTGCTTTAGCTATGTCTTTTAGACAAACTAAAGAAAACGTTGGAGCTAACGTTTACAACCGTGCTTTTAACAGTACTTATTTAGGTGGTGATGGAGTACCTTTGTGCTCTACAGCTCACCCAAATACTACTGGTGGTACGTTTGCTAACAAGCCTACTGTTGACGTTGACTTGTCTGAAGCAGCTTTAGAAGATGCAGTAATTGCAATCATGGGTTTACAAAACGACCGTGGTTTGTTAGTTGCTATTCAACCTAAAGATCTTCACATTGCTCGTCAAGAAGTGTTTAATGCTCAACGTATTCTTCACTCTAGCTACCAAACAGGTAATGCCAACAATGACATTAACGTCATTAAGTCTGGTAACTACTTGCCTGGTGGATTCAAAGTAAACCATTACTTCACAAGCCCACACGCTTGGTTTATCCGTAACACTATTCCTGGTGGAACTGGTATGAAGTACTACGAGCGTCATGCCATTACATTTGATCAAGATAATGATTTTGATACGATGAACGTTAAAGCCAAAGGCTATGAGCGTTATTCTTTTGGATGGTCTGATCCTCGTGCAGTATGGGGCGTTAACGGTCCTTGATTGTTATTAGTAACTTTAATCCCCCTTTACTGGGGGGTTTCTTTAATTTAATGGAGTTTATAAAATGGCTTATGAAATGTCTAAAATGAAGGGTAAGCGTCCTGAACCAAGCATGACCAAACAAGCTGGTGAAGGTTCTGTAAAGAAAATGGCTGCTGCAAAAAAGATGGCTTCTACAATGAAACCAGCAGCAAAAAAGAAAATGATGAAAAAGAAAATGTAATCTTAGTGTAGAATACATTCATCCAATGACGCTGTAGAAATACAGCGTTGTTATTCTAAACAACGTCAAAGGAGTTTTTAAATGGCAAATCCAACCCGTTTCCCCGCTGGTATTAGTACTTATGTCAGTAAGACTAACAGCGTTCTTGCTACTTTTCCCAATGTTCCAAACCCAACTCAGTCAAGTGTAATCACTTCTGAAATGAATCCTTATGTTGCTGGTTTTTACACAGTAACTAATACAACTGCCACTATTAGTGCTGGTACAGGTCTTACTGGTTTTAATGCAGGTATTGTTTCTCTTGCTGTAACTACTGCATCTGGTGGTAAAGCCGCAATTGCTTTTAATGGTAATAATTCTGTTGGTCAAGCACTACAATTGATTCCTGGTAATCAAATGTGGTTTAATGTTCAAGTAGCACACAACTCTACTTTCTTATCAGACAGCACTACTGTATCTCGTTATGGTTTGTTTGATGTATCTGATACTACTGGTACCATTGCCAATGGTGTTTATTTAGAAAAATCTGCTGGTAGTACAGCTCTTAAACTTGTTATTAAGAACACTGGTTTAACAGGATCTACTGTTACTACCACTATTAATAACGTAGCTGATTTAGCTAAACCAAGTGGTATTTATGGAGACACCAGTTCTACAGTTGGTACATTAACTACTGCTGGTAGCTCTAACAAGTACACAAGTATTGCTGTTGGTACAGCAGGTTCTGGTTACGCACAAGCTCCTTTAGTTCGTGCTACTGGTGCTAACGGAAGCAGTCCTTATGCTCAACTGTATTGCCAAACACAAAGCAGTTCTTTGTATGCTCCTTACATCACACACATTGGTGGAACAGGTTATACAACATTTACAAACGAAGTTAACCATTGGCTTGATCTGTCTTTCTGGTATGACGGTAAAGGTCGTTTCTTCTTTGGTGTTAACGGTAAACAAGTTTTGTCTATTGGACAAGATGGTACTACTGCATTAGCTGCTGGAGGCACTGCAACTTCTGGTAATTCTTTTGCTGTTACCAATGCTTCTATGACCTCTTCTATTTCTCCTATCCTTCCTTATGCAGGTGCTTTTGATAACATCATGCCTATGGTTGCTCTTAACGCTGCTGCTGGTTACGCATTAAATACTAATGCTACCAACATTATGTTTGTTGATAGTATCCAATGTGGTTCTGAGTACAATTAATATGCACACTAAGTTAGTACACGAAGCTACTCAAGACAGTATTAATGTTTCCATCGTTAGTGATGGAGGCAAAAATACTGTCTACTTAGTAACTGGTACTATTGTTAACGAGAATGATTCTGTATTTGATATTATAAATATCAACAAGTTAGCAGGTAATCCAACTAATATTAGATTAGATGCAACAGTTTTTATGATTGAAACTGGTCTTAGAGTATTAGTAACCTATCGTAATCAACCCTATGTTTTACCATTAGAAGGTAGAAGTAAAATTGATTTAGGATGGGTTAGTGGTTTAATTGGTCACGAAATTGATATGGTATTTAAAGGTACGGGATCATTTTTCATTGTGCTAGATGTAAGCAAAATGGGAGTTTAAAATGTCTGATGTATTTATTAAGAGTGGTGAGCAACCTCGCTACTTTGCGTTTAGTGGTGTTAATTCAACTACAGCAACAGGTGCTTCTTCACCTATCTATAAAGAAAGTCCTTACGGTTCTTTTCAAGGAATTATTACTGGTACAGGAACTGTATCTGCAACAATAAATGTTCAAGTAACTAATGAAGATGCAACTGCCAATGGAACCAATAGTAACTGGATTACTATGGGAACAATTACTTTATCTGGCACAACAACAGCTACAGATGGTTTTACAACCATTGCTCCTTGGCGTTGGGTACGAGTTAACGTAACAGCTTTATCTGGAACTGGTGCTATTGTACAAGCCATAATGGGTGTGTAATGAGCACTACACCTAATAGTCTATATGGGTCTTACGTACCAGCTCGTCCTGACTACATAAACCGATATGGTGTTACTGATAACATTTATGGGGCCATTATTGAACCAGAAATTTATTCGTATTTGTTAAATGAAACTGGTGGATTCTTATTACAAGAAACTAATTATAAATTGGAATTATAAACATGAGTTCAACTAATTTTCAAAGCGGTACAGTTATAACATCGTCTTGGTTAAACGGTATTAACAATGCTGTTTATGGTGGACAAATTTTTCAATCTGTAGTTATAGTTAGTAGTTCTACTCAACAAATATATACAACACCTTCGTATGTTATGGGATCTTTTAGATTGTTTGTATTTGTAAATGGAATTAAACAAATAGGTTCAGTAAATTACACCGAGTTAAGTTCAAATAGTATTCAGTTTGTATCTCCATTAAATGTAAATGATGTAATTGAATTTTTAAATATTGGAGCTTCAACATGATTTTAAATTTTAATGTTTTTGGAGAAATAAATGTCTGATACAAAAATATCTGCATTACCAGCAGCATCAACACCTCTTACAGGTACTGAAGTTGTTCCTCTTAACCAAAGTGGTGTTACTAGTAATGTTACTGTTGCTAATTTAACAGCAGGTAGAAATGTTTATGCAAACAATTTTATTCCATCTGTAACAACTACAACAGCATCGGCTACACCAATTAATTTAACAGTTAGTTCAACTCAATATCAAATAGTTAATGGAACAACAACATCTCAACAGTTTAATTTGCCTGATGCAACAACTTTGTCAGTTGGAGATACGTATTATTTTAATAATAATCTTACAGTTTCTTCTGTTCAAATTAATGCTCACGATGGATCAACTTCTATTTTATCGTTACAAGCTGGTGGTGATGCTCAAGTTGTTTTGTTAAACAATAGCACAACTAATGGAACCTGGGATGTTCATTCTTTTGTTCCTTCTTCTGCATCTTGGGGTACTGCTACACTAAGTTTTAATAACACAGCTTCAATTTCTGGAAGTGTTTCTTGGACAGGAACAAAAATAGGAACTGCTTATGGTGGTACAGGACTAAGTGGTTCAACCCCATTTACAGCAAATGGAATATTATATGCGTCTAGTGCAAGTGCTTTAGCAACTAGTTCTGGGTTAACATTTGATGGAACTAATTTTGCAACTACGGGTATTGTAAGCGCAACAAAAGTTCAAACATTAGAAGGAGTAAGTGGTTCTATTGCAAACGGAGCAACTGCAACTTTATTTGTGTTGCCTTCCTCTGGTTCATACTTAGTAACAGCAAGACAAGATAGTGCTGGAAATGGTGGTATTAGAGCTTCTGCCATTGTGATGCAAGGCACTAGTAGCAATGGTCTTTCATCATTGTTTGCCGTGGGTGGTGCAACTTTGGTTCAAGGAACTGGTTTTAATGTTGATTTAACAAATACTGCTGGTGGATCTGCTACTTTTCGTTGGGCTTATATTAAATTATCTTCATAAAATTCAAAATGACTACTCAATACCAAACTAAAAAAATCAATGATAGCACATATGAAATTTCATATGATGTAACTGAAATTAATGATAACAAAGAAAATATTGTTACAAAAACATTTATTATTGGTGTTACAAATGAATCTCAAATTGATGAAATGGCTCAAATTACAATAAATGGAACATATCCAGAGCTTAATACACCTTATTCAATTTTGCGTCAACAAGCATATCCACCAATTACTGACTATCTTGATGGCATTGTTAAAAACGATCAAACACAAATACAAAAATATATAAATGATTGTTTAGCAGTTAAAACAAAATTTCCTAAGAGTTAAAAAATGACTACATTAATACCACAATTTCAGCAACAAATTTCAAATGCTCAAAACAAGTTTATTAGCTATAAGCTAAAAGAAACTGTTAGTGTTTGGGATTTTATGACATCTGCACAGATAGATTCAATTACTTCTGGTGGAAGTACAGATGTTACAACTGCTGTACAAAATGCAATAAACACCAATTTAAATGTTTTTTTCCCTGCTGGGGCTTATTACATTTCCTCTGCAATAGCTATTACAACATCTGGTCAAATAATTTATGGGCAAAGCAGAGATACAACTGTTATAAAGCAAACTTCTGCAAGTGCAAATGGTTTTACTATTACTGGTTCAGGAGCTTTGTTTGTTGAAAAAATGTACATGGTTTGTACAACATCTAGCACAGCTAGTGGTATTGCTTTAACTGGTGGAAATGAAACATATTTTACTGATTTAAATATAAATGCTTTTAAAAATGGTTTTAATGGAACTAATACAAATCAATGTTATTTAGAAAGGGTAACTGCTGTAAATAACACTTTAGATGGTGTTGTTTTTCAAAGTTCAAGTGGTGTTTGTATAGACACAACCATTACAAACTGTTATTTTGCTGGTAGTGGTAGTGGTGGAAATGGAAACAATTTGGCTTTTGTTGGTAATTGTTCTGGAATATATGTAAGCAAAATATCAAATACTTTATCAGCAAATACTGGTGTAGCGTTTATAAATAACAGTGATGGTGTTCCAAATTATGGCTTTTTTAGTCAAATCATTACTGATTCATGTGCTGTTAATGGATATAACATTCTTGCTGGAACTGGTCTTAAATTTGTAGATTGTTGGGCAAGTAATAGGGGAACTGGATATAACTTTTTTATAAGCAGTTCAGCAGATGCTATTCAAATTATTGGTGGTGAATATTTTAATTGTTATGGTAATGGAATAGATGTAAGAGGAACTAGAGTAAATATTGTTGGTTCTCATGTATATAACACAGGCACAAATTCATCTAATACTTATGATGGAATTAATATTAATGGTGCTAATGAAGTGCTTGTATCAGGGGTTAGGGTTTCAAATACCTCTACGTCTGTGCGTTATGGAGTGAGTGTTACCAATAGTTCTTTAAATGTTCAAATAACAGGTTGTGATTTTGGTGGTTATGCTACTGCTACTTCTTATGCACAATGTCAATCAGGTCCGTTTTACTGGGACAATAGTGGTGGAAATGTTAATTATCTTGAACTAAAAAATGGCAATTCTTCTAATATTGCAAATGGAGCAACAGTTAGTTTAATTACATTACCAGCAATACCAGCAACATATTTATTTTTTGCCAATCAATACAGTCAAGCTGCAGGTGTTATCAGAGCAATGGGTTTGGCAGTTGTTGGCACTTCTTATGTAAGTGTTGTAAATATTGTTTCTAATGAGGCAACATTTAGTTCAACTGGTTCAGATTTAAATGTTCAATTAACTAATAGTGCTGGAGGAGCAACAGTGTTTCAATGGAATTACATAAGAATTTAAAATTCAGGAGTATTTATGTTAGTTAATCTTTTTATTATTTTTTGTTTGTTGCAATGTGCAGACATTTATACAACTTGGAAAGCATTGACTACAAATGTTGGTCATGAATCTAACCCAATAATGGCTTGGTTATTTTCTGAAATTGGTTTAAAAGCAAGTTTTGTTATATCTAAAACTTTTATTTGTGCAATTGTTTTTTACTTTATTAAAGAAGATTGGGTAATGGTTATGCTTGATTTAGCCTACGTTGAAATTATTGTTAATAATTTTAAAGTGTTAAAATAAAGTGGAAACACAACAACTTATTGACACTGTTCTTGGAATAAGCTGTACCGTAATAGGCTGGTTTGCTAGGGAGTTGTGGACGGCTGTTAAAGAACTTAAAACAGATTTAGCTAAACTTAGAGAAGACTTACCAAAGACTTACGTAGATAGAAATGATTATCGCAGTGACATGCACGACATCAAATCTATGTTAGGTAAAATATTTGATAAGTTAGATGGTAAACAGGATAAATAACTTGTTACTAGGAACAAAACATGTCTTACAAATCACGTTGGGATAATGGTGGCTGGTTAGTCATCTGTGACCAGTGTGGTCGTAAATATAAAGAGAGTGAGCTTCGGTTACGTTGGGATGGTCTTATGGTCTGTCCTGGGGATTGGGAACCTAGACAACCTCAAGATTTTGTACATGGTGTAGCTGACATTCAAGCTCCACCTTGGGTTAGATCAGAACAATCAGATCAGTTTATTGGTGGATTTTGTACACTAGTTACTATCAATGGATTAGCTGATTACGGTGTTGCAGATTGTGCAATGGCTAACTATGACAATGGTTATCGTCCTGCACCATATGTGTGTACACCAACATCATCTTCTGGATTAGCAGATATGGGTGCAGCTAATTGTTCAAGAGCAGATCAAGCTACTACGTTGTTTGAACCGACAGTTTTAAACAACTCATTTTATGAGTTTGAATACCCCCAACCAGGATAAACTATGAGTTCTACTTACAGTATTAATAGCAGTCAAATTATTTCCTTAGCACTAGGTAGATTAGGTGTGCTTGAAATTGGTGATACTCCTGATACCAATACATATAACAATGCTTTAATGTCTCTTAACCTACTAATTAAACAAATGAGTGTAGATGGATTAAAGCTGTGGAAAATAACTGAACTTATTATTCCCACTACATCTGGTCAAACATCTTACATACTAGGTGGATCTACATCTACTTTGATGTATGACTCTTTAAATCCTACTGTAGCTATTACTGACAAACCACTTAAGATTATCCAAGGGTTCTACCGTAATATACAAGTAACTCCTAACATAGATACACCTGTACTTATTGTTTCTAAACAAGAGTACAACATGTTAGGTTCTAAGTTTTCTACTGGTACAGCTAACACTTTGTTTTATGATCCTAGAGAAAACAATGGTATCTTGTATGTGTACTTAACACCAGATCTTAATTCTCAAACAAACATTCAGTTACACGTTGTAGCTCAAATGCCTTTGAATGATATTACTTTAGGTACTGGTACTTCTACCGATACTCCTGACTTTCCTATTGAATGGCAAAACACTTTAGTATGGGGATTAGCTGATGAGTTGGCTATGCAATATGGTGTCCCAGTTAACTCTAGACAAGAGATAGCAGCAAGAGCATTGGTGTATAGAGAAAAGCTCTCTGATTGGGATGTAGAGGCTTCTAGCACGTTCTTTATGCCTGACTTTAGATCTACTAATCCAAACTCTTACGGACGTTAATATGGCAACCGAAAGAATAGCACTTACACAACCAATAGATAGTCGTACAGGATCTTTTGCATCTGATGCGTATTGTGCTAACGTTTTCTTTGATAGTAGCAATGGTAAAAGAGACTTTGTTAAAAGACCTGGGCTGACTAAAGCTACTACAATTGCTAGTGGAACAGCACAAGGTTTAACTGCTTACAACGGTAATTTAGTGTCTGTTATTAATAACACTGTTTATCAAATTAATCCTAGTAGCTACGCTGTTACTACTTTAGGATCAACGTCTGCATCTACAAGCCAAAGTTATTTTGTAAATACATTTCTTAATAACTATTTGTTTTTTCATAATAAAGTTAATGGTTATTTACTAAACAAATCAGGAACCTTAAATACTATTAATAACACAACTGTTGTAGCTATTAGCATTGACAACCCTGGTTTAAACTATAGTACAGGTATTACTCTTAGCTTTTCTTCTGGTAGTGTTGCTGCTACTGCTACAGTTGTATCGGGAAATATAACTACTGTAACCATTACCAATCCTGGCAGTGGATACTCTAGTGCTCCTACTTGTACAATTAATTTACCTGCTACACAAACTCCTACTGGTTCTGGTACTACTGGCTTTTATACTGTGTCTGTATCTAGTGCTAGTGGTATATACACAGGTATGTTTGCTAGTGGTACAGGCATAGCACCCAATGCTATGGTTACTAGCATCAATGGAACAACAATAACTTTAAACATTCCAAACACAGCTACTGTATCAGGTACTATTACCTTTCAAGATTTAGGTTCTGGAGCAGTGTTAACTCCTGCTCTTAACTCATTCCCTGTGGGTCCTTTTGTATCTGGTGCTGTGTTTTTAGATCAATACGTATTTGTTGGTACAACTAACAACCGTATATACAACTGCAACGTTGGTGACCCAACTCAATGGAATGCTCTTAGCTTTTTAAGCTTTGAACAAACAGGAGACACATTAGTTAGTATTGCTAAACATTTGAACTACCTTATAGCTTACGGTTCTTCAACTACCCAGTTTTTTTATGATGTTGGTAATGCTGTTGGTTCACCCCTTACTGTAGCTCCTAGCTATACTATGGAAATAGGTTGTGCTAATGGAGACAGTCTTGTTTCTACTAGTAACACAGTTATATGGGTAGCTACTACAAAAACTTATGGTAAGTCTGTGTACCTTATGGATGGGGTATCTCCTATTAAGGTATCTACTAGCCATATAGATAGGCACTTAGAAGCCGATTCATTAACACACGTATCTGCTTATGTGTATAAGATAAATGGTCATACCTTTTATATACTAACGCTATATAACACCAATAAAACTTTAGTTTATGATTTAGATGAAAAGATGTGGTACACCTGGACTTCTTACAACGGTTCATCTGAAAACTATTTTGTACCTACATTTTATGCAGATGCTAATAATACGCCCTACTGTTTAGACAGCACTAATGGTAATTTGTACTACTTTAATACTAATGTTTACCAAGATAATGGTCAACCTATTTATTGTAGGTCTGTTACAGACATTAGAGACAACGGTACTACCAAACGTAAATTCTATGGTCGTTTAGAAATTGTTGGGGATAAGGTAGCTGGTAACATGTACATCAGTCATTCTGGTAATGACTACGCTAGTTACTCTACTCCTAGGGTTGTTAATCTTAATGCTCCTAGAGCACAGGTATACCTTAGTGGAGCTGACAGACGTAGGTCTTGGCAGTTTTTATGCTATGACAATGTTCCTCTTAGGTTAGATGCTGCTGAGATTGATTTTAGACTTGGTGAAATGGACCAAGAACAATCTGTTGGTAGCGGTACTCAATACAAGAGGTAGTTATGAATCAAATAGTAGAAGCCATTAATTCTGTAGCTAATAAAGAAGGGTTTAACCTAAGTACTTCAGAAAGTAAATTAGCTTTAGCTAAAGTATTGTTAAAAGAAGAACAAATTGAAAATTCTATTGTTCATAGATTTGGTGGAGGGCTGTATATTAGGGAAGCACACTATCCTAAAAATACTCTCATAGTAGGTCAAGAACATGTCTCTGAGCATATGAATGTTTTGCTTAAGGGTAGCATTAACGTTATAGATGGAAACGGTTCTATACAGACTTTAACAGCTCCACATATGTTTGTAGCTAAAGCAGGTAGCAAAGTAGGCTTTACATTAGAAGATGTTGTGTGGCAAAATATCTATGTTACTAATAGTACTGATGTAGAATACTTAGAGTCAATATTATTTATATCCCCAGATATTCTTAAAGAACATCAACAAGAAAAGTTAAGTAAAGAGTATTCTTTATACCAAGAAGATCGAGAAGACTTTTTATTGATGGTTCAAGAATCTGGTTGGACTTTAGAAGACATAGAGTTAGCATCTAAATATAGAAAAGATTGCATTCCTTTTCCAGATGGTAGTTATAGCATTTGTTCTGGTAATTCACCAATACAAGGTAAAGGAATGTTTTCTACTGCTTTAATAAAACAAGATAGTGTTATTGCTCCTATGAGGCTTGGAGGGTTAAGAACTCCTGCTGGTTATCTTGTTAATCATTCTAAGCGTCCTAATGCAAAAGCTATTTTAACGGGTTTTAATGACATGTTCTTAGTAACATTACGAGATATAGGTGGTATGGTGGGTGGTGATTTAGGTGAAGAAATAACTGTTGACTATAGACAAGTTATGAAATTAAACAATATTTGGAAAGGAGACAAAACATGTCTGCTGGAATAACTTTAACTGGTCTTGCTGCTGGTGTAACTGTAGCTGCTGGTGTTAATGCGCTTACTGGTGGTAGCATAACTAATGCTTTGGGAATTGGTGGAGGTTCAAAAGCAGGTACTGCAGCTACAAATGCAGCTAATCCTATGGCTCCGTACCAAGCTCAACTAGCTCAAATGTATGCTGGGTATTTACAGCCAGGTCAATCTGCTAATCCCCAAGCTATGCCTGGATTTACTCAATTTCAAACAGGTGTTGTTGCTCCTGCTGAACAAGCTTCTCAAAGAGCTGCTGCTGGTACAGGTATGTTGTACTCTGGCAATGAAGCTCAAGCTCTACAAGGTGTAGCACAACAAGGTTATTCAGGATTTATGAATAATTATTTAAGTCAATTGTCTGGTGGAGCTGGAGCTGGATTTAATCCCGCTGCTGCTGCTCAACTAGGTGCAACACAACAAAATGCTCAACAACAAGCTATTATGCAAGGTCTTGGAGCAGTTTCTACTGGATTATCTGGATTATCTGGTCAATTTGGTGGTGGAGCAAATACATCAGCTATGTCTACTCCTGGGTATCAAACACAAGGTGGTACTTATACCTATGGTAGTGGTTTAGGTGATACTAGTGGTATGGGTACTGGCTCAAACTATGTTGGTCCTTAATAGGAATAAATTATGGCTTACTTAATGTCCGATGTTGCTGTTGGTAGTCAAGCTGCGTTACAGTTACAGCAGAATATGGCTGCTGCACCTAATGTGCAACAAGTTGAAGCCAATAAAATGCAAGAGCAACAAAATACTCTGCAAAGACAACAGGTTCAAATACAACAAGAACAAGCTAATGCTGCTAAAACTAATCTTGCTAATTTAGTTTCTGATGCTAATATTAAAGCTAGTGAAAAGTCTAAAGCTACTCTTTTAGATCTTTATAAAACACCTGAATTTCAAGACGCTGTAAACAAACAAGATAATTCAGCTATTCTTAAAATGACTCAAGTTGCTTTATTTAAAGCAGGTGATACAGAAAAAGCTTTTGAACTTACCAGTGAAGTTGACAAAGCTAATGCTGCTAAATTAACAAACCAAGAAAAACAAAATATATTAGATGCTCAAGAAGTATCTAAAGCTCATTACAACTTAGAACAAGGTGCTACTCTTGAGAACCTTCCTAAAGAACAACAAGATGTTTTAATTAAAGAAGTTGGTAAAGCCAACTGGGATAAATTTACTCCTGAACAAAAAATAGATGTTACTAAGAACTTAATGATGATTACTAGTAAGAGGCTTACTAATCAACTTGCAGCAATGCAAGAAGATAAGTTAGAACAAACTGGTCAAAATAAAAAAGATGTTGCTAACATTAATGTTGATGGAAAAATTAGAGCAAAAATAATTGGTGAAGAACATGCTGATGCTAGAGAATCTTCTAAAGAAAGTGCTGCATTTGTTCGTAAAAAACTTGAAGAAGAAGGTAAAGATACCCGTGCAGAAGGACGTTTAACAGAGAAGAGTTGGAATGATGTTAATCTTAGATTAGATAAAGTAGAGAATCCAAGGATAACACTTAATCTAAAAACTATCATGGACAATGCCAATGCTGCTAGGCAAAAAGGTCCTACAGGTTCTATGGATCAAATTAAACTTGATAACAACTATAGAGCAGCGGTTAAAGACTATAACGACTACCAATTAAAAGTTGCTCAAAGACAACTTGATATTGCTGTAAGCTCTCCTGATTCTTTTAAAGAAAAAAAATATGTTGTTGATAAACTTAAACATAATGTAGAACTATTTGGTGGTGGAACTAGTGTTGAAGAAGCAGAAGCCAAGAAAGGTAAACCTACACCTGATAAAACTACTACACCAACTGAATCTACTTCTAAACCTTACTTAGATAGTAAAGGTAATGTTAAACCAGATTGGAAAAGACCAGATGGTTCTACAAAAGGTCCTGGATGGTTAGGTAAACAAAAAAGTAACAGTGGAAAAGACATGAGTGAGTATTCTATTGGTACTGAAATAAATGGTAAAGAAGTAGACATACCTACATTTGTTCCTGGTCTAACACAAAAAGAAATAGACTTTTTAAAGACAGAGCCTAATGTAAAAGACATTCCAGATTCTATTTTTAATAAGGCTAAAACTCATGCTGACAAATTAATTAGTGTAGGTAAGTCTCCGTTTAAAGAATGGGATGACACTAGTTTAAAAGAGTGGAACAAAGGATCAAAAGCTACTAGTAACAAATTAACTTCTGAACAACAATCTTGGGTTGATAGAGCTAAGGCTGCTAACCCAGGTATGTCAGAAGCAGACATTATTGCAGAGGGTAAAAAGAAAGGTAAATTATAATGGCTTTCATTGACCCCGATGAGGTTAAACCAACTTCTACTACTAAAGGTGGTTTTGTAGATCCTGATGAGGTCAAGACTACTCCTGTAGAAACTAAAGCTGCATTTGGTGTATATCCTAGACCTGGTATGGAACCAGGTAAAGCTACTCCTACTGTAAATGCTTTAGGAGCTTTTGGTGCTTCTGCTGCTGAGTCTATTGCTGCTACACCTGGTGTACTACTTGGAGCTAGAGGGGGTGCTGCTCTTATGCCTCCTGTTGCTCCTATATTAGGACCACTATCTAAACCTGCTGGAGCACTTTTAGGAGGTATTGGTGGAGGTATTCTTGCTAGTGGTGCTATAAAAGTAACAGAAAGTTTTGTTGACCAAATGTTTGGTACTAACATTTCTGGCATTAGAGAACAACAACAAAAAGAATATCCTTACGCATCTCTTACTGGTCAAGTTGCAGGTGGGGCATTTAATCCTTTAATGCGTCCTGGTCTACCTAGTAGTATTTCACAAGGTGCAACAGGTGCTGGAATAATGACTGTTGTGGGTGCTACTCAACGTGCCATACAAGGTGGTGATCCATTTGATCCTGTAGCTATGACTGTTGATGCTGCCACTGGGACGGTTACTAAACCTACTAAATTAGGTGAACGTCTATTAGGTCAAGCTGCTGCTCCTATTGATATGAGTGCAGGTAAGAAACCCGATGTTACTAGTAACGTTAATCCCCCACCAGGTATATCTAAAGAAGAGTTTGTTGCTGGTTTAGAAAAGACTAAGAAACAAAAAGACTCTACTATACCTCTTGTTGAAACAGCTATTAAAGATAAAGCTACTGGTGAGATTACTCGTCTAGGCCCTAAACATCCAGAATCTATTAAAGCGTCTACTAAAGATACCCATGACCAAGGGTTTGTAGATGAGCAGGGTAATTTTCTTGATCGTAAAGAAGCTTGGAACAGAGCTACTAGTGCTGGTCAAATAGCTAAAGATCAAAAGCCTACTGTAATGGGAGAAGGTCTACACAGTGGTGATTTAAGAGCTGCTGGTGATAAACGTTTTGAGCTTGTATCTATACCTGAAGAAATTAATGGTGTGCCTATTACTCGTGGGTTAGATAAAACTCGTCCTGATGGATCTAGAGTTGGTGCTACAACTAAACGAGATGCTAATGGCAACCCAATAGAAATATCTGTTGATGTAGATCATTTGTATCAACAATTTGAAGATAAACCTTGGACTACTCCTAAAGTAGAAGGTGTAGAACCTTTACCTGCAAATACATTTAAAACACCACAAGAGTGGGTTGACTTTGTTATTCAACACGAGGCTGAACATGTTAAGACTCCTATTAAAGAAGGACAGACTAAAGGCGGCTATGAAGACCAAATTAATAAAGCGGCTCTTAAGGCATTAGACGAACGTAAAGCTGCTACTGGATCAACTGGTGAGCCACCTAAAGCTACTGAAACAACTGCTCCTAAAGAAGAAGCTCCTATAGATCGCACTAAAACATCTCCTAGAGACATTAAAGACGAAGAAGAGTTTAATGAAATAGCTCAAGAGATTTACGAAAAACATGGTGAAGTAGAGGCTGTTAAATTCTTTGAGGGTTACCAAGAATATAAAAAGACTTGGGGTAATGCTGTTGGAGAAGTAGAAAAGTTTGTTGGTACAAACTTAAACTCCAAAGAAGCCAATGAGCGTATCGTACATAACAACACCAGTGATCTTAAAGAGATGGCTGGTAAAGATGTTGACCTAGAGAAACTTAGTTTTGACATAGACAAAGGTGAAACTTTAGTTGGTAAAGCTAAAGAAGTAGCTAATAAGTTTAGAGAGCTAATGGATGACTTAGGTAAACGTGCTTTAGAAAAAGGTGTTATCAATGGTTGGCATGAAGACTATGTAGCTCGTAATGTAGTTACAGAGGGTGCTGCTCCACCTGGAGCTTTAGAACAGTTCTTAAAAGATGCTTTTGGTTATGGTGAAGTTGCATCAGAAGGAGGTACTAAGACTACAACTAAGTACGGTGAACAACGTAGACTTAAGACTCGTGAAGATTTAACTATCCATCTTAACGGTATTAACAAATGGTTAGCTGATAACGGCAAAGATTATCGCTTTAAACTTAAGTCAAACAACTTAGCAGAGATTTATAAAGACTACGCACTCTCAGTAGAAAAAGCTATTGAGAATAAAAATCTTATTGAAAACATTAAACAGGTTAGAAATGAGAATGGTGAGTCTTTAATTAAACCTATTACCAAAGATGAGCCACTACCATATGGTTGGAAAGTAATGGACAACTCTGAATTAGCTGGATACGCTATTCATCCAGATTTAGAACCACACTTAAGATTTGTATTTGATTCAGGTCCTGGAGACTTGATGAAAGCATTTGGTTCTATCTCTCAGTTTGTTAAACGAATGAACGTTATTGGTTCTTTCTTTCACGCTAAGTCTTTGATGGAAGTCCAGTCTAGTGCTAACATACCTATTTGGTCACCCATTAAAGAATCTATTGTTCTTCCTTTGGTAGAAAAAGGAGCTAAAGCTTTTACTGGTAAAGATATACAACTGTCTGCTATTAGTAAAGCTGTAGATGAATTTAAAAAAGGTGGTGTTGGTTCTAGTGTTGACAAGTGGATTAGAGAAGATGGTCTTCAATTGGGTGTACCAGAAGATGTGACTCAAGGAATACTTACGGCTACAGGTAAATTTGCTGATACTTTAATTGGTAAGTTTGGACCTAAGACTAGGGTATTAGAGAAGTCTCTTAGTATTGTTGAGAAGTATACTTTAGGATACTTTGATAAATACACTTGGGATTATTTACACACAGGCATTAAGTTATCAACTGCTGAAGCTTATTTAGATAGGGCACGTATGCAAGCTTCTAAAGAGGGTAAACCTTTTGATGAAGCAGTAAGTCGTAAAGAAATAGCTAAGTTTTTAAATGAAGCTGGTGGTGGTCTTAATTGGTATCAAGCTGCATTAGATTCTAGAACAGAATTTGGTAAACGTGTTGCTCTTGCTGCTTATAGCCCTGAAGGTCGTAGAGCACTTCAAATAGCTTTGTTTGCTCCAGACTGGACTATATCTACTGTACGTGCTTTTAGTTCTGCTCTACCCAAAGATCTTAACCCAAGTACGTGGCATCCAGTAGAAGGCATTAAAGGTTTAGCAGTTCCTACAACTAAAGGAGACTATGCTAGGTTGTATCAGTTTAAAACAGCATTAACATACTTTACTTTGTTAAATGCTATTAATATGATGACAGCTAATAGACCTATATGGGAGAACAAAGATCCTACTCGTATAGAGTTTCCAGATGGTACTTCTATGCAAGCTATGAAACACGCTATGGAACCTTATCATTGGCTTGCTGATCCAGATAAAACTCTTTCTAACAAGCTAGGGTTTTTACCTAAAGCTGCTATTGTTGGTATAGGTGGTTTAGAGTATGCTAGTCCTAATGCTCCTAAACTTGTTGATAGAAGTGCTTTGAGTAGGTTGGGTGCTGTTGCTAAAGGTATGGCTCCTTTCCAAGTACAAGCTGCTAGTAGTGCTCCTGAAGGAGAAGGTGTTAAACGTGCGTTACTAGGAACAGCAGGATTTCCTATTTATGGTGCTGATGCTGATACTAGAAAAGCTCAACGTGCTGAACGTGAACTTGCTACTAAAGAACAAGCTTGGAACTATAGAGACAAAGAAATTAAAGCTGGTCGTATGGAGTGGACTCCTAAACACGACAAAGAAAAAGAACGGTTAGATAAACGTAGAGAAAAACTCGAACAAAGTAAATAATTATGAAACTTCTAATCATTGACCAATTTGATTGTGGATTTGCTATGGACTTGGCTATCAAGTCTGCTGCTTACGGACACGATGTACGTGTGTATATGCGTAACAACTTTGATGGTACTCGCTGTGAAAACGGTGATGGTATGGATTGTTTTAAGAAAGTACCTGATTGGGAACCCAGTATGGACTGGGCTGATCTTATATTTGTTACTGATAACAGCAGGTATATACAACGTATAGAACCTTATAGACGTAAAGGATACCCCATTTATGGCTGCAATGTAGAAGGTGCTAGATGGGAACAAGATAGAGAATACGGGTCAGCTATATTTGAAAGAGCTGGTATTGCTACTATTCCTATGCAAAAGTTTAAGAAGTATGATGATGCTATAGCACTTGTACTTGCTAATAAAAACAAACGTTATGTATCTAAACCTGTTGGTGATGGAGATAAAGCTCTTAGCTATTGTTCTAAAGACTGGCGTGATATGGTCTTTATGCTTAACAAATGGAAGAAGAGCAATGCTTACGATGGTGAGTTTGTTCTACAAGAGTTCCACAAAGGCTGTGAGATGGCTGTTGGTGGATGGTTTGGTTTAGGTGGATTCTCTAAACACATACTTGAGAATTGGGAGTTTAAGAAGCTAATGTCTGGGGATCATGGTCCTGCTACTGGTGAGCAAGGTACTGTGATGAGATATACCCAGAAGAGTTTGTTAGCTGAAAAAGTTTTATTACCTTTAGAAGGTTTTTTACATGGTATAGGTTACAGCGGTTATATAGACGTTAACTGTATCATTGATGATAAGGGTAATCCCTGGCCCCTAGAGTTTACTACTCGTCCTGGATGGCCTCTATTCCAGATCCAACAAGCTCTACATACAGGCTGTCCTATTGGTTGGATGCTTGACTCTTTAGATGGTAAAGACACCCTTAAAGTTAAAGATAGCATTGCTTGTGGTATTGTTGTATCTCAACCTGACTACCCTTACAACAACGTTAAAAAGAAAGAAAATACAGGCTACCCTATCTTTGATTTAACAATGGAAGATGCTACTAGTAACATCCATTTGTCAGAAGTTAAGATGGGTTTTGGACCAGGTAAAGATGGTAGAAACACAGAGCCTTGTATAGTTACGGCTGGTAGTTATGTAATGACTGTCTCTGGTACAGGCAAAACTGTTTATGATGCCAAATGTGATGCTTATGATACTTTTAAGAAAAAAATATGTATGATTAACTCTCCTATGGTTAGAGATGATATAGGAGAAAAATTAGAAGAAATGCTTCCACTACTTCAAAAGAATGGCTATTGTAAAGACATTAAATATAAGTAATTACTATGGCTACTAATCCTAATTCAAACATTCCGATTCCACAGAATCCTATAGGGGAGAATTACCCCTGGAGAGATTGGTTTCAAAAGCTTAGTAATAAAGTATATGGTTCTTTAGCTAGTCAAAATTCTAATGGAGTTACTATAACAGGTGGTACTATAGACAATACGGCTATAGGTTCTACTACTCCATCAACAGGTAACTTTACAAGTTTAAAGTTAAGTTCTCCTTTAAAAATAGCGTATGGTGGAACTAATGGTTTTGCTGTACCTTCTGCTGGTGCCGTAGCTTATGGCAATGGTGGTGCTTACGCTTTTACTGCTGTAGGTACTACAGGTCAAGTGCTTACTTCTAATTCAGGAAGTACACCCACTTGGACTACTGTTGTCAATAAAATTGTTGCTGGTACCAATATAACTATATCTCCAACTGGAGGCACTGGTACTGTAACAATTAACGCTTCTACTGGTACTACTGGAACAGTTACAAGTGTTGGACTTGCATTACCCTCTTCAGTTTTTAATGTAACTAATTCACCAGTTACTACTACAGGAACACTAACTGGAACACTAACAACTCAAGCTGTTAATTCAATATTTGCTGGTCCATCTAGCGGTGTTGGTTCTTTTCCTACATTTAGGGCATTGGTTACTGCTGACATACCTGCTTTACCTTACGGAACTGGTACGGTTACGAGCGTAGGAATGACAGTCCCATCTATTTTATCTGTAAGCCCATCTACAATTACAACAACTGGTTCATTTTCAATTAGTTTAACAACTGAATCTCCTAACACATTGTTTGCAGGTCCTGCTAGTGGATCAGCAACTACACCTACATTTAGAGCTTTAGTTAGCACTGATATACCAACTCTTAGTCAATATCAAGCAACTCTTGTTAGTGGAACTAACATTAAAACTGTTACTGGTAACACGTTGTTAGGTTCAGGAGACGTAGGAACTATTGGAATAGCTTATGGTGGTACTGGATCTACAACAGCTTCTGGAGCATTAACTTCTCTTGGTGCCCAAGCTATAGCTGCTCCTACAACTGTGACTACAAGCACCTATAGTCTTAGTACAACTGATTTGTGGGTGATTAACAACTATGCTGGTACTTGTACACTTACGCTACCAACTGCTTCTAGTTATTCGGGTAGAGTATTAAACATACAAAACTACCAAGCTTTTACTGTTGTATCTGCTTCTTCAAATGTAATTCCTATTGCAGGTGGATCAGCATCAACTGCTATTCTTAATGCAATTGCAGGAGATAGGTGTACTTTAGTTTCTAATGGTACAAATTGGGTAATGACCCAATACACACCTAATAATATCCTACTACAGGGATAAAAATGGAACCATTTACTCTTGCTTTAGCTGCTCTTTCTGCTGTTAAACAAGGCATAGCCTTATACAAAGATGCTAAAAGCACAGGTTCTGAAGTTATTGAAATAACACGTGAACTTAGTACTTCGCTCGGATCATTTTTTGACCATCAAGAACAAGCTATTAAACAAGATGAAAAAACAAAGAAAAATCCACCAAAAGGTAAATCTTTACAAGCAATAGCTCTTGAGAATGTTCTTAGACGAAAACAATTAGAACAAGCAGAAGCAGAACTTAGGGAGTTACTTGTATATCAATCTCCTCCAGAATTAGGTGCTGTATGGACTGAGTTTGAAAAAGAACGTGAGAAACTAAAAAAAGAACAAAAGATACAAGATGAACTATTAAAAAAAAAGAAGTTGCTGACAAAAGAAAAAATCACGAACGGATGGAGAGGTGGAATATTAGAATTGCAATCTGTATTGCAGTTTTGGTGGTCACCTTTGTTATTGTTGGGTTAATGTTTCAAATAGATCGTATGTATAAAGCAGACAAATACGAACATGAGATAGAGTTTGAGTTTAGAAAACGCTTTTATAGCGACACAAAAACGTTAGAATGTTTTCAAATATTTAAAGAAACTGGTTTTGTTCCTAAATACTGTAAGGATATATTATGAATTGGTTATCACAAATTGCTCCTACTATTGCCACTGCTATTGCAGGACCCTTTGGTGGTCTAGCATACGAAGCAATTTCTAAAGTAATAGGTGTATCTCAAGATGATGCTAAGAAGATGCTTGATGATGGTAAACTTACTGCCGATCAAATAGCATCCGTACAACAAGCTGAGATAGCTCTAAAAGCTAAAGCACAAGAACTTAACCTAGACTTTGAACAACTAGCTGTACAAGATAGAAGCTCTGCAAGAACAATGCAAATAGCAACTCAGTCTTGGATACCACCTATCTTAGCCATAGGAATTACAGGAGGTTTCTTTGGTATACTTTTTGGATTAATGTATGGTCAGGTACAACATACGCCTCAAATTGATATTATGCTAGGTTCACTTGGTACTGCTTGGACAGGCGTAGTTGCTTTTTATTTTGGTTCTTCAGCAGGTAGTCAAAAGAAAGACGAACTTTTACATCAATCAACACCAGTGGTATTAAAATGATTAACTCAAGAGATTTAAATGAACTACTTCCAGAAGTTAAAACAAGAGTTGAAAAGTTTATTCAGTCTTGTAAAGATAAAGGCATTGATATACTTGTTACTAGTACGTATAGAGACATGGAAAGCCAAGCAGCTCTCTATGCTCAAGGAAGGACCACAGAAGGAAAAATTGTCACAAATGCTGGACCTGGTGATTCTTATCACAATTGGCGTTGTGCTGTGGATGTTGTTCCATTGGTAAACGGAAAACCTGATTGGGATGGGTCACACCCAGTTTGGGAACAAATAGGTTTAATTGGGTCTGAATGTGGGTTAGAGTGGGCAGGCAAATGGATTCACTTTAAAGAGTTAGCTCACTTTCAATATACCAACGGTTTAACCATAGCCCAATTAAAAAGTGGTGCTACCATAGTTTAAAATCTATTTATTAATTTTTTAGTGGGTACTTTATCAGGATCAGGGTAAATACCTAGTTGTATCTCCTCTGATCTAATTTGTCTGTCAAGGTAATTTCTTAACCAATCAATACCCCCTATGTCTTGAAACATTTCTCTTTGTTTTAGAGTAAGACGTATACCATAGGTTTTGCTACCTGTTAGATCACTTTTTGGTCTTGGCATTTTTAGCTTCCATCATTGCATCGGCTATTGTGTAACAGTCTTTAGCTACAAGGTTTTTCCAATTATCATCCCAACCGTGCATTTGAGCTTGTTCACAATACTTTGTGTACATAGAGTTTAAAGCAAGACCTGCAAACCAATCTCTCAGATCCATACCACCATTCTTTTGTCTACCTACTACTGCTCCTTTTTCAGGACTATATAAAGGCTGTGTGCTTGGGAATGCTTTCATTCTGATTTTCCTATGCTATAAATAATAAAACAAAATACCGCTGTAATCCATATAGCAGCTGTAAATAAAACTGCTACTAGTAACAATAAGTCTAGGATTTCATTCAATGTTTTTCTCCTTAAGTTTATCTTGTATAAATAACAAATGTCTTTCAAACTCTGGTTTATTTAGAGGTGAGTGCATATCTACCCATATCTGAACTGTTTCTCTATCTGTTAGATTACGATAGGGTTTCCACCTAGGAGATTGATCTAATGTCTTATCCTTTAAATAATCTATAGACTCTTGTATTTCTTTCCATTTATGGTAGCTGCTCTTATCTAAAAACGTTTGTATTGTTTCTAGTGCTTCATGTTTGTTCATGTGTTCTTATCCTTTAACTTATCTTCTATTGCTTTAGCAAATCCAATCATGTCTGGAATACTACAATCTTCACCAACCCAAGATTCACTTAACCCTAGAACACCTTTGATTTCATAATCAGTCAACTCTACCCATTCTTTAGTACCAAAAAACTTTTCATAGCAACCGACACAATACAACGCATAACCACCACCAACCCCACATTCATCGCACCCTTTGGGGTGAGTGTAGAGAGGCAATGGCTCAACATCAACTGTGATTGGTGCGGCAACTGTTGTTGGCTTTGCCCAATAAAAACCGCCTTTTTGCGGATTGAAATATGCCACAGGCTCTTCTTTAGTCATTCTCAATCCTTTCTACTTTTTGTTTTGTACATCCTTTGCCGCAATATTCTGAATAATGTCGTTCAGTTATTGTGTGATTACCGCACCTAGTAA